CGCTGTGCGATATGGTCATCGACTCGTTATAGAATATATTAATTCACCAATAAGTGTGAGCCGCATCTTTTACTTGGCGTGCTGGACATATGTTTTACTGCTGGTGCTCATTTCTGATTTGTTGGTGCTTCCTGCAGACTTCAATGAAGTTCAGGATGCCCATCCAAACAATCATGAATGATTGATGGAAGGTCTCAGCGGCTTCGGTCGCTGTACTTTGCTCACGGGACCTCACTTTCAAGGATATCTCCGATACGTTTTATTAAGAATAAAACGCTAGGGGAAACCCAAAAAGTTAGGAACATAACCAGTCCTAGGATCAAACCGAATTTGGATCTATAGTGTGACCACATAAGTGATCTCACTATATTTCCATCATCGGTTGCAGTTTTGTATGATCTCACACGTTCTTTGACTTGCTCTTTAATGAGAAAGTCAACGATGTGTGAAAGTACTCAACTGCTCTCTTCTGCTAGTTGTGATAGAGCACGAGCCTTACCCGGTGGAAACACCGCGTTAGCTTGGCTGTCCGACAACAGGGCCTTTGGCCCAAATAGCACTAAAGATCCAAATAAGGCTGCTTCAGGGTCACGAGAGTGACCAGGAAGCTTTCTTAAAAGGTTAGGGGCGTCAGTTCACCTTTGCAAACCCTTTTTGATAGAGTCTGCTAAGACTAAAGCTGACAGTCATCTATATCGAACCGCGGACATAATAAGTCCAGGTCCGATGATAGAAAGGTCCTCTCCGTTTAAAGTTCTGACTCTCTTCGCAAATTCAATATATTTCTCTGAAACAATTGATTTTGCTAAAGAAATGCTCACGCCGAGACTTTGCATTAAAGCAAGGTACTCGGTGGCTACTGACCCAGGAACAATAACGTCGTCTCCCAAAATGGCATAGTTTGTGACTACGCTTCTTGAGGAAGATTGAACGATCATGTGATGAGTAAGTGCAAGCATGGCTCAAGATGAATAAGCTCCCATCGGCTGACCGACAGCGTATTTTACTACACTGCCATCAAACGAGAAGGGCATATCCACTAAAGAGCCTCATAATTTCGCAAGGCGAGGATCTACAAACTGAGATAGTACGTCGATCTGATAACTCCTAGGCAGCCGATCGGTTGCCGCAGAGAGATCATACGAGTAGTATTTACTGGAACCATCTGGTCGCAAAGCCCATACAGGGCCAAGCTGATCATAAGTTCCATCAGTGGGTAACTTCCCTAAGAATTTAAAGATTTCCTTATGCAATGGATAAAGTGCAACTTGAACTCAATAATTGGTTATACCAATTACTCTAGCCTTACCAGCCGTATTATATACGACGGAAAGTCTAGAGAGGTTAAAGTCTTTCAACCGAGTTATATCACCTTTGAAAGCCCCTCTTGGAGTAAAGAGCCACAAAATGTGGATCAATACTGTGAGGAGAGATGTATCATGAAAATCATAGAAGAGACATCGTGGAAACGATGAATTCTCTCGATTACGCTTGATAAGATCAAGTCTTCATTCAACAAGAAACTTTCTAAGGGATATCGCGAGGTTACATCATCTCACATTAAAT